ATCGTCAGGGTTGAGATGTACGATACCGCCGACGTTCCCGAAGTCTATTTCAATCTGACTATCGGGTTCAGAGCGTTCGTTCACGAACATTGCATTAGAGGCGACTGCAAACAGGTTGGTATACATTGCAGTCAGTTCAAGGTTCTGTCTATCCCACAAGTCTCCCTTCCACGCGCCGTACAGGAGTGGCTGGTACTGGTATTCAGGGTCATCCTGGAGCAGGAAACCTTCTGCGCCCTGCACAATAATCGGGATGCAGGGCAGGTCGTGGCGACCATTGTTCTCTTTGCCAACGAGAGGCTCGGAAATGTTGTCGACCCAGGCGAAATGCACATCCAAGTTCCAATAATCCTTGTAGACCACGACATCGGTGTCACTTTTATCCTTTAGCTGCTCCAATTCCCCGAACATAGCCTTAATTTGAGCGTAGGTCATCTCAGTTTCGCGGTAATAGGCGCATAAGCCGAAGGAATCGAACTCAGCGTTGCCGCATTTAGGGTCAAGCGGCTGAAAAATGAAGGGTGTAGCGCCCGCGATGCGTTCATAGCGGGTAATAGCGGCTTTAGAGGCTGTTTTCCCGCGTTTTTTCTGGAGTTTCAGCAAATCCTCGGTGTCCGTGAGCGCCAGATGGAACTGTCCATAGCGCAAAAGCGACCCCACAAGCTCATAGTGGACGGGTTTCTGGTTGATTCTGCCGGACTGGTAGAGGACAGCTTTGCACATTTTCTCTATTTGCTCAGAATTTTCGACTGAAACAGGGTCATTCTTATCGTGGGGGACAGAGATAATAGGTTCAGATGCGGTGAGCAGGCGCATAGCGCCCAGGTACTGGTTACGAGCTTCGGGGGAGATGGTGATTTTGAGAGTGGGGTCAGTGGGTTTACTTTTCCACTCCATATTAATCATCAAGTCCATCTCCCGCTGCATTGAATGTAATGTTGCGTATTCGCCGAGCAAGTCCTGCCCGTGTTGTTTAGCCTGATTGAAATTATCCACGATGACCTCCTGGTCAGATGTGTTCCAGATTTAGGAACGGAGACTTAGTATATTTTGATGGTTGTGGTGCGCGGTAATCGCGGACAGAAGTTAATAAATATTTAAGTGCGTCGTAGGCGTGGTCTTCCATACGGGTATCTACGTCCTCAGTATGGTACTTGTCATAGACCAATTGGGAGAGTTGTTTAACCAGGTTTGGGCAAGTGTTGAATATAAGCAATCCAGGCAGTCCGTCCTCCATTGGGTTGAGAAGACGATCCACTTTTCGTTTCCCGTCCAATCGGTCATTATTACCCTTTCGCAAGGGGACTCCGTTTTGGGCGTAAATCTGCGCAGAAGAGGTAATGAACTCCTGCGTCTTTCGTGTCCACATAGCGGGGTCAGCGAAGCGCAGGGCTTTCTTTTCGAAGTCATCGGACATATCGAGGATTTTACGTGCCTGCTGTCTATCGGTAAGTTCCGTTTCATAGATCTCCTTGTAGATAATAACGCGTCCGTTATCGGGGTTACGAGCGCCGAAGAGGGCGCAGAAGGGAGCGCGGTAGCCAGAGTCGATACCGACCAGGCGTGTCCAGTAATCTGGAATATCAATCGGGTCAATGACGTGGGTGCGCTTATTGAAAGTCTTGAAAGCCAATCCCTTGAACACATCCCAATCGCCCAGCAGCCAGGCGCGTTTGAGGTCGTCTGGCAGGGAATTAAGCATCAGGTAGTAAGAGGAATCAAGGTGTGGGTTGTCGGTGGGGAGCGCCGGAACGAAATTGAACTCTGAACTCAAAGGTTCTAATTCGGGTGGATATACGTGGTGTATAAAGTAATTCTTCACCCAATCATTACCAATTCCGTCTGGGTTACTTCCGGCGATGAAGCAAGGTTTTTTAAGACCAGCCCATCTCAAAGAGCCGATGAGGATATTGAATGTGTCCACGGTGTGTTCAGTGAGTTCATCGACACCGATGATGCCGAACTCGGCGGATTTATATTTTGTGGACTCATCAAGGTTTCTCAGGGTCAGTGCGCCCCCCCCGAATTTTTTATCAAGATAAAACGCCAACCCAAGCGTCTTATTTTCTTTGAGAACGCCGAGCCAGGAAGGGAACTCGGACGCAATCTTACTAATCTGGCGGTCTTTCAAGTTGGTATAGGTAGACGAAAACAGACCGCCCACGATACCAGGGAAGCCCATTTTAGCCTGATAGAGAATCCAACTAAGCATCGCCCAGCGAAGCCAATAACTTTTGCCGCCACCCCTGGCACCCCCGTACAGGGTAAAGGTATGTTTGAACATTGATTTGAAAGCCTCATCCTGGCGTGGGGTGAAGTCTACCAAATCATTGAGGGAGACAAAGCCCTCTTTATTCGTCTGGCTCATCCGTTATTTCCTTGTCGAAGATGATGCCGTCCACTCCGCCGGAAACCTCAATGTTGGTAACGGGCGGTTCGATATAGCGGAACAGGCGGATGAGGTGTTTCATCCACTCGCTTGCGGGAAAATCAAATGTAACGCCCTTGATCACATTCCCGTTCTCATCAACTCTGTCCGGTAATTTCACTTTTCCGGTGGAGATAAGCTGTGCCATCGCGTCAGCCATAATCTGGCGGCGTTCAAGCTTTGTGAGATTGTCGCCAATCAGCACTTCAATTTCTTTTCCAAACTCAACTCTGATAAGGCTTGCCAGGGTATGCTCAGCCTTTGGTCTTCCGGCTGGATTGTTGACGCTTCCTGGTAGAAGCCGTCCGCGCGCGTCTCTCGCAACTGCCATAATTGCCTCCGCAGATAGAATGTTAGTCCTTACTACACTACCATATTGTACACCATTAGTCAAAGGTTTGCTGTCAAATGTCCGTCACTTGTCCACGTTTTGTCCGTCTCGCGTCCATTAAACGGACAGCACACGGACACAGATAAAGAAGAGAAGAAGAAGAGATAAAGAAACAGAAAGAGAACAGAAGAGAAACAGAAAGAGAACAGATGCAGAAAATTTTCTCTTTTTCCCGTCTGCGTGGAAAAATGGGCATAAAATAAAGATAACCCTTCATAATGATAGATTACACATTATTCGGTACAAATCTTGAATTTACCCGCATATTTTACTTCCAGAGGCTAATTAGAATGAATCCACAAATAACTAACGGATAGAATGATAACAACTGCCAGCATATCGGGCAGTTTGCGAAACTACCTGATAATCAGGACTTCGATTGTAGTCGATGAAATTTGAGAATTAATAATTATGATTATTATAATCGACAAAAAGTTTTGTCAATAAGTTGACATAAGTTCTGGTATCACGGAGTTTTGTCAATTTTTTGATTTTTGTCGATTATGTTCTACGGATTATGGCGTAATCGTTTGGCAAAAGTTGTGAGGGATTACGATATGGCTGGTAGGGGATGTATCCGGATTTCAATTGCGGCGTTTAGGTGACGCAACCGACATCCCCATCAGCCTGTATTTCCCGCTGCCATCCTACGCATCGGGTGGATAGCCCTCCTCCCTACATCCATAAGGACTTCAAGAGAATTAACAACATTATACCACATGTTTTTTTGATTTCAACATTATGTGCCCGCCTAAATTACCAATTTGGATATAGTAACCATACACATGTATGAGAGGATGCGTAAATAAATATTGACAATCTCTGCACAAGCGAAACGCAGAACCAACTCGAATAGCAAAGTCAATATATATACTGTTCAAAATTAGCCAACCCTGACTGCCGCCAAGTTTTTTAATCATTTTGCCCATAATTCATTTTGCCCCTTATTCGCGCTTTTATTCTGGGCAGTCTTGATACCAGCTAATCAGCCCGCGCCAAGACTTGAGTGCCAACTTGCCATTGGAGCTGTTCGGAGTTGAACCGAAACTCCAGCCACCTCAGCTCAGGCGCTGGAGCGCACCTGTCAGCTCCAATGAGATTATAGCAGATGTTTTAGATGGGGGACAGTATTTTACCTTGCAATTTTCTGGAGTGGGTATTCCAGTTTCGCAGTCGTTCGAGTACAACAGGGGACCCCCTACCCCCAGTTGTA